AATGAGGTTAGCAAATTTATCAGCTCAAAACCAAGCAGGTGTTCAAAACTTAACTGTTGCACAACAGACAGAATTAGCTAATTTAAATGCTACAGTTCAAAGAAATATTAAAAATGCAGAACTAGCAAATGCTATGGGTCAATCACAACTTAGTGTAGACCAACAAAGAGCTATGCAAAATGCTACAGTCAATTTTAATATGGACATGGCTAACTTTAATAATGAGCAACAAGTAGCATTAGCAAATAGTAAATTTGTACAAACTGCAACACTAGCTAATTTAAATGCAGAGCAACAAGCTATTATGCAGAATGCTACAGCTATGGCAAATTTAGATTTAGCTGCTGCTGATACTCGACAAAAATTAGCAATTAATAATGCTAAATCATTTTTACAAATGGACATGGCAAATTTAAATAATCAGCAACAAGGTATTATATTAAAGTCTCAACAAGACCAACAAAGAGTACTATCTGACCAAGCAGCTCAAAATGCTGCAAGACAGTTTAATAGTGCTAGTGAAACTCAGACTAATCAGTTTATGGCAAACTTAGAAGCTCAAATGAATCAATATAATACTGCTGCACTAAACCAAGCTTCACAAGTAAATGCACAATTAAAAAGTGCTGCTTTTGCTGCTGATGCAAATAGACTTGCAGATGTTAATAAATCTAATGCTGCTATTTTAAATCAAGCTAAACAATTTAATCAACAGTTAGATTATAATAGACAACAATGGAATGCTCAAAATGAACAGGCAGTAATTAATTCTAATGTTACTTGGAGAAGACAAGCAAACATGGCAGATACTGCAGCCCTAAATAATATGAATCAATTAAATGCTCAACAGTCTTTTAATTTAACAACTAATGGTTTATCTTTTATTTGGCAAGAGTTAAGAGACCAAGCTGATTACGATTTTAGATGGGCTGATAATACAGCAACAAGAAAATTAAATGCTATGGTAGCTGCTGCAGGAGCAGAAGGAGATGCTGCTAAAAATTGGAGTAGTAACTTTAGTACAGCATCTAGTAAAATAGATAACTTATTTAAAGATGATTACGGAACATAAAGGAGAACAAAATGGGATGGCTTAAGAAAAAATTAAAAAAAGCTTTTAAATCAGTTAAGAAAGTTTTTAAGAAAATTGGTAAAGGTATTAAAAAAGCTTTTGGTAAAGTAGGAGAATTTTTTGGAAAGTTTGGAGTGCTAGGTCAAATAGGTATGATGTTTTTAATGCCCTATGCTGCCGGTGCGTTAGGGGGTTTACTCTCTGGTGCAATGGGTCAAATAGGAACTTGGTCTGCTCAATTACTAACAAATGGAGGATGGGCTGGTAAAGCATTAGGTCATACTCTTAAAGCTATACATACAGCAGGAACTTTTGCTGGTAAAGTCTATACTACTATTTCTGATGGTATAGGTAATGCAGTAGATAGAGTAGGAAACTGGGTATCAGGTAATGGCTTTGAGTTAAGCGGAGATAGAGTATCAATATTTGATAGAACTAGTAAAAGGTCTTTACTAGAAACTGGAGAGTATGATGTTGTAAAAAGATATGGAGCTAAGAGTACAACAACTACACCAACACCAGTAGTTACAGGTGATACTTCAAGTGTCTCTACAGATGGTACAGTATCAGGTACACCTCCTAGTGAGATGAATAATGTTATGACAGATGATTTAAGTATAATTGAAAATGGTGATGTCAATCCATTAGATAATAATGTTGTAGATGCAGAAGTAGTTGTACCTAGAAGTGAAGTACAAGTTGAAAGAAACATTTTAGACCCTGACCCTAAAGTAGTAGATAATAGGTCTTATATAGACATGGTAAAAGATGATGGAATTATAAGTGCTACTGGTGAGGTAATATCACAAGGTATTGATGACTTTAAAAATATTACTCCGGGTGAAATAGCAGAAAAAGTAACAAGTAGAGTAGAAGCTATGCCTTTAGATGCTATGACAATGGCAGGTACTCAAGAGATGGCAAAAGGACTTGGATGGGAAGTAGGTGACCAAAACACTAGTGTATTCTATATGACTAATAAAGTTGACCCTGTTTCAAATCCTCAAGTGTATGACCAAGTAGATTTAATGGCTAAGACTACAGGTAATGCTTTCTATGGAGATTCTTTCAGAACAGGAATTAATTATATGAATGATGTAATTATGCCTGATAATAGTGCTTATCATAACACTTGGTTAAACAGAGCTACAGATATGTCATTTAGAGCAGGTCAGTTTTATCAATCACCTGCTGTAGGAGGTTACTATGGAAGTGTTTAGTAGAGAAGGTGTTCAAGCTATTGGAGAAAGTCTAGGTAGACCAATACCCGGACAGAGTTTAACAAACTCTCCAGATAATAAATATCAATGGGAAGGACCACCAGATTTTACAGACTTAAAAGAAGCTTTAGGGGATACAGTAAATAGATTATTAGATAGACAGAATCTAGTTCCTATATTAAAATCTATTAATGATGGCGTTCCTATTATGGATATAGTTGCACAAATAGGTTATGTAGGATTTAGAGAAGGTAAATGGAATCCAGATTTAATGTTATTGTTAGCTGAACCATTAGCTTATGCTTTAATGTCAATGGCAGAAAATGCAGATATTAAATATAGAATAGACTCTGATGATTCACCTGCTGGAGCAGAAGATGATAGTAAAGCAGAATCAAGGTATGCAAGTTTAAGAAGTCAAAATGTTAAAAAGATAAAAGGAAAACTTAAAGAAATAGGTGGTAAAGCTAAAGCTATGGTAGGTGGAATGAGTAACGAAATAAGTGCTAAAATAAATGAAGAAGTAACACCTAGTTTATTAGACAGGAGTGTAGAGACTCAAGAAGATATTGTAGAAGAAGATACAGAAAATTTATTAGATAGGAGAATGGGATAATGTCAGAAGATAAAACAAATTATTTCTCAGGTAGATATGGTACAGATTCTGATGGAGGAGTTAGTTATGCTGAAAATAAATTTAAAGCCTCTAGAGAAAGAATTGATGAAAAGAATAAAGTATTTGAAGTATTAAGTAAACTTTATCCTATACTAAAACCTGCAACTAGTATAGCTAATACTGTACTAAAAGATAGAGCACAAGCTAGAGAAAATGAATTAAACTATCAATTTGCAAACTTTTCAATTCTTCATGACAATGGAGAACGAATAAGAGAACAAGATAGAAAAAATAAAGAGGAAAATATATCTAATAAAGAGTATTTAGTAAATGAATATACAACTAGAATTACAGATGATTTAACAGAATATTATAAAAATTTAGATTTATCTGAAATGGGTCCAGTCATTAATCAATATGCTGTGCAATATGCAGAAGCAGATTTAGAGGCTTACAACGCTATGGTTGCACAAGCATATGACTTACCAGAATGGGATGAAGATGGTGTTGAATTTAGAAACTGGTATGAAGCTACGCAAGGTAGAAAGCCACCTCAAAATATAGTACAACTTATAGGTAATAAAGTTTCTGATTTTGTTAGAGGTAATACTGAAGAAACTCTCAATGAAGAAGCAAAAGCTAATCCGGTAATGGACCAATTTGCAGAATATGGAGAGTTTGAAGAAGCTGCTAAAGTTTATCATGGTATTAGTGGTAATGGTTATGCGTTAGCTCAAATAGTTAAAACAGCTAAAGAACAAGAATTATTTAAAGGTGCAATAATAGGAAGTCCAAAAATTCAACTGTCACCTCCTACTTATAATCCAGAAACTAATACGAATGATGTACATGAAATTGTAACTATTCTTAGAGAAAATATAAATAAAGAAGATAGAGATGGAGATGGTAGACCTGATGACTTCATAGTAAGTAGAACTAAGATAGCTGTATCTTCAGTTCCAGCAAGTAATAATCAATTAACTTCTGCAGATGCATTAGCATTACTTGACAAAGCTATTGCTGATTCACCTTCGTATGAGAGAATGGCTGCTTTTATAACAAATCATAAAGGACCTATATCTTTTCAAACTGCTGCATTTTTATTAGCAGAGATAGCTCCAGAAGATAGAGTTCAAGATTTTGATGATATGTCAGATATTGTGCAAATAATTTTATCTACTAGAAGAATTAATAATAAAGCTGCTGGTGTTTATGACCCTGCAAATAGAACATGGAGAATAAATGATGAATTAACTACTGAAGAAAGGGCAGAGTTAGGATTAGATTATATTGATGATGGTCTATCAGTTTACTTAAACAAAACATATGGTGTAACTCAATATGACACTTCAGACATTCCAGTAAGTAGTGGTGATTCACAAGTAGAAATACCTTTAGATTCTTATGAGGTAAATGCGTATCTAAGAAATACTACTAATCTAGAAGAAGCTGATGTTAATGAGGCTTATAAATCATTAACTAATCCAGATGGAGGTTTATTATGGACACCTCAAACTGCTGGAGGTTTAGGATTTACAGATGAAATAGCTGCTAGTCCATCACAGATGAAGTTTGTTAGAAAAGGTATAGACTTAGGTGCTATGTTTAATGATGAGAGATTCTCAAGTGACCCGGTTGATATTACTTTAGAGTTTATGCCGGGAGATGGAGATGAACGAGGTCCATACTTTATTTATATAACTCCTCAAAAAGGTACACCTACTGGACCTACTTCATTTGGACCTACTGATAACAATTCATTGCCTAATTTTTAAATTATGTCTTTAGAAGAAAGAAGAAAAGCTTATCTTGAGCAGATAGATGATACTGGTGTAGCTAGTATGTCTATGTCAGATGCTATTGGGTATGCTACTGAAATGGGTGTTAGTGATTCTTTAAGAGGATTAAGTCAATTATGGAGTCAAGCTTGGGGAGATGAAGAAGAGCTAGAAAGACTTAGAAAAAAACAAGATAAGTTATACGCTATCATGACTCATCCCGAATATGGTACTGCTGCTTCTGGTGCTTACTTTACTTCTGCTATTCTTGGAGACCCTATAAGTTGGGTTCCTCTTGCAGGTTGGTTAAAAAAAGGTAAGAGTGCTAAAAACTTTTCTGACTTTGCAAAATATGGAGCTTCAGCAGGTGCTATGACTTCTTTTGTTGGCTATACTCCGGAAGATTTTTCTTTACTATTAGATGATGATTCTAGTTTTGCTATGAAAAAACTTGAACAGACTGGTATAGGTGCAACTTTTGGTACTATACTATCTGCAGGTGGAGCTAAAGGTGCTGACATGTATATGAAAGCTAGACATGGTAAAAGTATATTTAGTGATGATATTAAAATAGTACCTAATGCTAATGATGCAAATCCTAACGCAGCAAGAGGAGCAGGTAATCCTATAGAGTATAAAGAAGGTCAAATAGTATTTTTAAAAGATAGACAAAATCAAGGCAAGGTTACTCATGTAGATGAAAAGACTGGACTAGTCACAGTATTAATATCTAATGCTGATACTGGTAAATCAGTTAGAAAACAATTTACTGTTGACCAGCTTGGAGCTTTAAAGCCTACTAAGAAAAAAGGTAGACCAGCTTTAATGGATAGTTTTGTCGTAAGTAAAGGAAAAGGTAGACAAGGTAGAGTTTATACTCTATTTGATAGTATTCGTTCTAGAGCTTCAAAAAGTTTTACCACAGATATATTTTATACAATTACAAAATCAAAACAAGGCTTTACAGTAAGAAAAAATGTAGTACAAAAAAATACTGACCCTGAGCTACCTCAACAACCATTTAAAGAAACTACTGTATTAGAAACTTTTAAAACTTTAAGAGAAGCTAAAAATTTTACAGTAAAACAAATAAGTCCGAATGCTAAAGGTAAGCCTAAAATGTCTAGACCTAAGTATAAAGAAAGAATAAAAAACAATGCAGAAGATATGGCTGATAATGTAAATGAAAATTCATACAAGTTTAGTTTATCAAATATCTGGCGTAGAATTATGGATGAAGACTTAACAGAAATACTGTGGAAAAAAGTTGCTGCAAGTCCAGCAGAAACTGGTGGTGCTATAGTTGGTGCTGGTGTTGGTTATAGCACTATAGATGAAGAAGATACAGCAACAGAGTATTTTGCTAAAATAATTTCTGGTGCTTTAATAGGCGGAGGAGGTGTTAAAGGTCTTAAGTTTGTAGACAACGCTGCTTTTTCTGGTAGATTTCAACATACCATTGGTGCTACATTTGTAGCAGACTATGGTTTAAGTAAATCTTATTTGTCTGAAAAAACAAAATTTGTTAGAAATAAAAATAGAATATCTGCAGACTTTGATGATGTAGTAAGAAGAGCTTCAAAAGAGTTAAGTGAAGAAGAAAATAGATTACTATACATAATGATGTCTGGAGATTTAGAAGACTTCTCAAAGCTTAGTAGTCAAGCTATAAACATATCAAAAGATGGAAGAAATTTATTATTAAAATATGGTCAAGAACTTGTAGACCTTGGAGTGTTAGACCCTAAAACTTTTCAGAAGAATGCTAATAGTTATATGAAAAGAGTTTACGCAAATAAAAATCATCCACTATATTTAGAAAAAGTAGGAGTAGGAACTGATATTAGAACTATTGCTAACAATTTAAAAGCTAGAGGATTTGTAAAAGACAATCGTGTATCAAGAGCAATGTTTGAAAAGAAATGGAAAAAACAAGGTTTTGAAATTGTAAGAGGTAGCGAAGATAAAAATGGTAGAGTTTTAATTAGAAGAGACTTTACTAAACAAGAAAGATTAGCCTTAGGAGAAATAGAAGACTTTTCTTTATCTTTAGCAGAAACAGGTAAATTATTATCCAACGATATTGCAGCTTTAAAGTTTTTTAATTCAGTTAAAAATAACTTTTCTATTAGTAAACAAGAATATGATGCTGGTGTCTTAAAGAATGGCACAAAGTTAGAAGACTTAATGGATAAAAAAGATTGGAAACAAATACCAGCCAGTATAATAAAAGGAACTAATGTAAAAAAATATGGAGACTTAGCTGATAGATATGTAGACCCTTTTGTTTATAATGATTTGGTACATACTTTTAGATTAGTAGGTGAAAAAGGAGACACAGCCGGTCAGCTAGGTAGGGTCTGGGATAGTGTATTAGGTGTTTGGAAAAAAACTAAGACTGCTTGGAACTTAGGTACACATACAGCAAACTTTATGTCTAATATGATTATGATAGATTTTGCTGGTACAAGTCATCTGTATTTAGGTAAAGCATTTAAAGCTATGTGGAATAACGATAAAGTTTATAGAGATGCTATTATACATGGTGGTATGGGTGCTGATATGTTATCAAATGATTTAAGAATGTTTGGTAATAAGTTTCAAGAGAATGTATTTTTTAGAAGACTACAACAGTTAGCAGATGATAAACATCCAGTAGAAGGAGTAGGTGATGCTATAAAAGCTATGTTTAGTAAAGATTTTAACATATCACAAAAAGGTGAGATATTATATAATGTAGGTAAAAAAGGCTGGAGGTCAAAACTAAATGTAGCTAGACTAACTATGGAAGGCATGGAACAGTTATATCAATTAGAAGACCAAATATTTAGAATGGCAGTTTACATGGATAGATTAGATAAAGGATTTTCTAAAATAGATGCTGCTGCTGATGCTAGAAAATGGTTTATTGATTATGATATAAATGCCCCTGCTGTACAATTTGCAAAAAGATACGCTTTACCTTTTGTTAGTTACACATATAGAGTAGCTCCTTTATTAGTAGAGGGTGCAGTAAGAAGACCTACTGCAGTAGCTAAGTGGGCTGCTATAGGTTATTTTATGAATGCTCTAGGAACTTGGGCAACAGAGGATGAAGTAGGTGAAGAGCTAGATAGATTTACTATGCGTGAGGCAGATAATAAAAAGATGTGGAATTTACCTTTTATGCCTAGTACTACTATTCGATTACCTTTTAATAGTGCTATAGATGGAGATGCTATGTATCTTGATATTACTAGATGGATGCCCGGTGGAGATATATTTTTACAAAGAGAAAGTGAAGGTGCAATATTTAGAGGCTTACCACAACCTTTACAACCCGGTGGTCCTTTAGTTGATTTAGCTTACATGATGTGGACTGGAGATGACCCTTTTACTGGTAGACCTATAGAAGATGCTGATGGTAGTGGTGTTGAATCTATAGGACCAATACTTAAACATTTCTTTTCACATCAATTACCAAATATGCCGGGTGTTCCGGGTTCATTTTCATCAGAAAGAATAAACACAGTTATGAAACAAAATCCACCAGAAGGAGTTTTAAGTGGTCAATATATTGCTCCTATACTGGGCTTTCATACTCCTGAAAGTTTAACAGAACAAGGTTATGCAGATTATAGACCTAGTGAGTATGCTGTTCCCTATAGTTTCTGGGAAGCTTTTGCTTATGGACTTGGTATAAAATTAAAACCTATGAATGATGATATAAGTTTTAATCAACAAATAACTAAATTTAATCAAGAAGAAAGAGAGCTTAATAATAAAAGAACTCAACTACAAACTGCTTTTGACCATAAAGGTATGTTACCAGAAGAGTATGAAAAAAAGATGAGAGAATTTGAAGAAGAACAAATTGAGTTCTATGCAAGACAAAGTAAATTTTTAAACAGTTACTACGCTTTACAGATAAAATTTTCAGAAGAAAATGCAGACAGATTTCATGATGGTATTAAAAGAGAGTTCTTTAACTTTTCTAAAAACTGGATGAAAGATGAGGGTAATAAAGCTGCTAACAAATATAAAGATGTAACACCTGATAAAAGAGAAAAGAAATTTGATGGTGGTGAAGTAGATGTACCTTTTACAAAAGATAAACCAAGAGATAGGGTTGATGAATTTACTGGTAGACCTTATTCAGACCAAATGAAAAACTTAGGAATTAAATAATGGCAGATAAACCTTTTTACGAACCAGCATTACAATTTATGTTTGGAGACCCCAGACCAGATTCTGATACTCCTTTGTTATCTAGGATGACAGATGAGTGGACTGATTATATTAATTATATTCCCGGACTAGGACTTGTAGGATTTGGTGGTAAGTCAGTTATTAAAGGTGGTAAACAAGTTGTGCAAAGATACAGAAATACAAAAAATGTTTCAGATAGAAAGAATCTTTATCATGGTACAAATGTAAAAAATTTAAATGAGCTAACACAAAGTATGACTAAACAAAATGCTATGAATTTTGTAAACTCTGGTATTTATTTAGCTGGTAGTAAAAACTTTGCTAATACTTTTGGTAAACATGTTCACACCATACCAACTAAAAATGTTGTTTCAAACAAACCAAAACTAGATGCTTTATTTAATAGAAACAAAGTTTTAGATACAACAAGTACTAGAAATTTAGATGCAGACTTTGTAAAAAATATTCAAAGAGATATATCTACTGGTAAAGTAAAAGGCAGGGATGCAGCTATGTTAAAAGGATTTTTAGATAAAATAGATGATGTGGATGAAAGACAAAGATATTTAAAAGAATTACCAGACCAGATGAGACAGTATTTAATATCAAAAGGTTACACAAATATAATAGCAAAAGCACCTACAGTAGATGAAGTTACTAATGTTAGAAAGCTAGAAGATGTTGTTATATCACTAAAAGATAAAGTAAAAGTAAAGGACTAATATGAATATAAAAGAATGTAAAGAACAAATTAAGAGACACGAAGGGGAAGTGTTGGAGATATATGAAGATAGTTTAGGCTATAAAACTTTAGGTATAGGTCATCTATGTCAACCAGAAGACCCAGAATATAACTGGGAAGTTGGTACAGCAGTTAGTCAAGAAGTAGTAGATTTATACTATGAAGATGATTTTAACAAGCACTTAGAAGAAGCTATTCACTTAATTGGTGAACATGTTTTTGAAGATTTACCAGAACAGGTACAACATGTCATAGTTAATATGTGTTTTAATCTTGGAGTAAATAGACTATCTAAATTTAAAAAAATGTTAGCAGCTTGTAGAGAACATGACTGGAAAGAAATGGCAATACAGATGGAAGACAGTAAATGGTTTCATCAAGTTGGTAGAAGAAGTAGAGAATTACAAACCATAATTTTAAATCAGGATGATACTATATACTGAAAGACAATTAGAAGATGCTTATTTAGAATATAGAAAGTATCACATGAGAAAAGATATAGCATTTATTACTTTAGATGAGTTTAGAATATTATATGAAAAGATTATGAGTTTAATGTATAAGGAAGTAATATGAAAAATTTATTAAAAAATATAGTAGGTGCAGTAGCTCCGACACTTGGTACAGCTCTCGGTGGTCCGATGGGTGGTATGGCAGGTAATATGATTTCTGAAGTGCTAGGTTGTCCTAACAACCCTAAAGCGA